CGCTTCGTCGCCATAAAAACCATGGGCGATAGAAATAAGTTCTTCCTTTCCGCCTTTGGTCTTTCCTCCTGTGGCAAAGTGCGGGATGTTCCCTCCATTGCCAGACCGAATAATCGTATTCAGTCCTCTGTGCGCATCGGCTCTCTCCTGCCATCCGGCCCCTTCCGCTGCTGCGATAGCTCGATACAGCTTCTGATCGGTCGCCTTGTCAGCAACCAGGAAAGTGCCGTCAGCCGTGCGAACCACAGGCACCGTCTGGGCCTGCACCGGGCCTGCACCGGCCGAAGCGGCTGCCCCCGCCGATGGCGCGGCCGGAGCTACCGGAGCTACCGTTGCGGCCGGCGGCACTCCGCTGGGAACTTCATCAAGGATGACGGGCTCGACGACCGCCATCCCCCGCTTCTGGGTGGGATTGCCCATGCTCAACCCTCCGCGACGAACACCTTGGCGCGAAGCGCATCGAGCGGCGCGGCGGCCAGCACCTTCCAGGCTTCCCGCGGCTGGGCCGCGGAGATGGCAGCGAAGTTGGACCAGAACTCCTGCGGCGACACCTGGACGCCACCGCCGACCTGGGGCATCGAGAACTGCGGGCGAACGGCATCGGGCCGCTGCAGCAGCCCCTGACGGGCCATCTCATCGGCAAAGCCGGGGTTCAGGGTCTGACCCATCAGCGGACCATCGGCCTGGACCATCCCCTGCTGCAGGGCTTCGCGGGCCTGATCCGACGGCGTGCTGACGGGCATCGGGCCATCGGGGCCGAAGAACCGGACCGTGTAGTCGGAGAGGGCTTCGCCATCGGTGAGGATGTGGCGGAGCTTGCCCCGCTCCTCCGCGGCGGCGTGCAGGACCTGCTGCACCTCCTCGATGTACTGGCGCTGCTGGGCGATGAGCTGGGCCTGCGCGACCTGATGCTGCAGTGCCTCCAGCAGGGCATCTTCCACCTGACAGGCATAGGTGTTGAGCTGCACCGGCGCCTCAGGGCCGAAGTGCGACAGCACCTCGAACGATTCCTGGCTGACGCCGGAGAGGTAGCGATCAGCGCCGCTGGCGGCGCCTTCCTGCCGGGCCTGCTCCAGGGCGGCGCGAATCTGAGCCTGCTGGTGCTGGGCCTCGGCCGCCTGCTGCTGCAGGGCCGCGATCTGCTGGCTCGCGGCCTGGGCCGCCAGGGTCTGCAGGTCCGCTGCCGGCGCCACCGGGGCCGGGTAGCTGGCCTGGGGCCCCCAGTTGAGAGATTGCGCCGGGGTAAGGCCCTGTTGGATCGAAGGCGAGGACCCCGCCCAGCCCTGGGAGGGGGCTACCGGCGTCGGCCCCAGATACGCCTGCTGCGCCGCCAGGTACGGATTGGCCTGGGGCGCCGAGACCGAACCGGGAAAGCTGCTGGGCGAGGGCGGCGCGAAGGGTGTCGCGGCGCCGCTGGTCGCCGGTGACGAGCCCCAGCTGGGCTCGGTAGCGGTCGGTGTCGGAGAGGGTGGGAGGTTCTGCAGCTGCGTCGCCATCGTTGTGGGTTCCGGAATAGGAGAGTTCCTGGCGGAGGTAATCGAGGGTGCGATAGAGGTAAGGGGTCAGGTCGAGCCCTGGATCTGCCGCCAGGGGAAGATCGGGTTCCTGCGGATGCGGGACCTGCATCATCGCCCGAAGGAGATCGACGTAGATCCCGATGGACCGTTGCGTGGCCTCGGCCTGCCTGAAGGGTATGCCCGACAGCATCGCAGCCCTCTCCTCCGGCGTTTTGGCCGGGAAGAGGTAGGAGAGGGCTTCGATCGAGCCGACGCCCAGCTCCTGGAGGTTGCGGCAGATGATCGAGTGCTGCAGCAGGTCCTGGGCTGAATCCTCGAACACCTCGCCGGTGAAGCGCCAGCTGACGCTGGTGTCACCATCGGGGATGAGACCGAGCAATCCAGGGGGCGCCTCGCCGGTTTCGCGGATCTTGTCGACGCAGCGATCAATCACCTGCAACCAGGTCGTGAGCATCCGGTCCTGCTGCGCTTCGATCTGCTGCTGCATCGGCAGCGGCATGGAATCGGTGAGGATCGGGGTGGGCCTGGGAAAACCGATCGCCTGGCCCAGGGACTGCCGGAACAGTTCTTCTTCATGGAAGATCATCATGGAGAAGAGGACACCGAAACCAAAGTCGTAGAGGGCCGCGCATTTCCGTGTCGCCGTCGCGGCCACCCGGCCGAACAGCGTGCGGACCTCGTAGGCGGTGGCGCCGGAGCTGATCGAGAGATCATCGACGCCGCCGAGAACCGAGCGGATCGACTCCATGTAGCGCTGCTCAAAGCCGATCTGATCACCGCTGACGCCATCGGGGGTGATGTAACCGACGCGATCAGCGGATTCGACATTGGCGATCACCCGCGGCACCCGCACGCCGACTTCACTGTCCAGCCAGGGATCAGCGTCGCGGGTGCTGGCCTGGGCAGCGGAGCGGAAACCGCTGTTGGCGGCGACGCTGTTCCGGCCGCGGCGCTCGCCATCCTCGTCCTGCTCGATCAGGTCAGCCTTGGGCCGCGAGCTGACGAGGGTGGGGTTGCCGTAGAAGTTGAGATTGCTGCGGATGTTGCGCGAGAGCTTGTCGTGGGATTCGATGAAGGATTCGACAACATCAAATTCACCGCTTGCTGAACCATCCTCCAGGCCGCGTTCATTGTAGACCTCAACAGCAGGAATGAAGCCAAGACTGTTGGCGATTTTGCTCCAACCCATCTCGACGGCGATGGCGCCGACGCCGGAATCAAGATCAACGGCGGTGGTGCTGGTGCGCTGGAAGATGACATCCTTGCGGACGACCATCGTGAAGTAGCGATCCTCCGGCTGGCCGGGAATGGTGGTGGGCGCGGCCGGGTCGGGAGCAGCAAAGCCGAGGGGATTGCTCTGGCGCCGGACTTTGTACTTGTAAGTGATCCAGACTTCTTCCAGATCGCCGTATTCGTCGTAATAGGTGCGGAACTGACTCTTCTTGAAATAGTTGATCTTGTAAAGATCCTTGACGGGTCGAAAGAACAGAAGCCCCTTGCCGTCGATGAGGAAATTATCAATGATCGCCGGCAGGCGTGTGGCGAGGTGATTGAAGCGAACAACCTGGGCGATGAAGCGCCGCCGCTGATTGAACGAATCCTGCCGGGCGAACCACTCGACGCCCTGCCGCAGCATGAACAGCCGCATCTGGCTGATGTGGGCCAGGGGTAGGAGGGATTCGATGCCAGGCTCCGACCGGCGCTCGCGGATCGCCTCGATCATCCGCCTGGCGCGGCCGTTGCCCTGGATTGAACGGAGTTGCATTGGAGCCCGGTCCTGGCTGAAGGCTACGCGGCAAGGACGGGGATGTCCTCCTCGCTTTCCCAGCGGCCCCAGACCGTCTCGTATTGGCCGCTGCCGCAGCAGCCGCGGTGGGCGAGCATGAAGCTGTCCACGCAGTCGTCGTGGTCAGCGCCGGTGCCCATCTGCAGCATTTCGCTCCAGTACGGCTCCCAGTTGATGAAGCGATTCCAGCGAATCCGGCCGGTCTGGAACATGCCGAAGGAGCCACGGAAGCGCGAGAGCTTATCGCCGCGGTAGCCATCAACGCCCTTGAGAATGACATTGTAAAGGCCGTGTTTGCGGTGGATGATCTCCTTTGCATCACCGCGAAACGACTGCTGATAGGCAATGCCTTCCGCGAGCATTGTCACCTGAGAGCTGGTGCCGCGCCAGGTGCGATCACCGTTGGGGAGGGGATCAGCGGCATGGATGATCGACCAGTCTTCGAGCAGCTCCAGGAGTGCTTCGAGCTTCTCCAGGTTGCCCATGATCCGCACCCGGCGATAGTCGATGATGTCCAGCCGATTGGCGACATAACCGGCGAGGGTGAAGACGGTGTAGTCGTTGCGTTCCTTCTGGCCGCTGGAGAGGTCAACGCCGACGCAGAGCACATCGTAATCACCGAGGATGTCATCGGTCTTGAGCCAATCGCGGGGAAATTCGATTTCAGATTTCGATGCCGGTGTATTCTGAAACTGAAACGAGAAAGCGACAGGATCCTCCGTCCGCAGCTTGCGGAGGTAATCGAGGGAGAAGAACGAGGGCCAGTAGCTGCGCTCGACGCCGTTGTCATCGGTCGTGATCGCCTGCTGGGTGATGACTTCCCAGCCGTTTTCGGCGTTGAAGGTGGTGGCGTGAATGTCGTTGGAGGCAAAGCGTGTGCCGAGGTTGAACACCCGCCCACCTTCCAAGATGGTGGGCCGCACCACCTCGGACCAGTTGGTGCGCATCTGTTCGCGGATCGTCGGGTTCTTGATGTCCTTGCTGCTTTTGATCACATCGTCCAGCACGATCATCTGAGCGCGACGGGAAACGATGGAACCTGTCAGGCCCTGGGCGACGAGGGTGTAGGGGTCATCGGCACCGGGATCAATGCCGGCGAATTCGTAATCCACGCTCCAGAGTTCATCGCTCTGGCGGTTGCGATCAAGCCGAACGGTAGGAAAGATCAGTCGATAGGTCTTGCTGCGCAGGATGGACTTGATCGTGTGGGAACGGGAGCGGGCGATGTCGAGGGAGTAGCCGAGGTAGAGCATCCGGAGCATGAGCCGCTCCATCGCATGGAACCCCATGCACCAGGCGCAGAAGAGACCGAGGACGGTGGATTTGGCGCTGCCGCGGGGGGCGAGGATGGAGGTGTTGGG